ACTGATCTCACTACGGCTCCGCGGATTTTCACGTATGTCTTTTTGCCAGCACCGATCGGCATCAATCTTGGTCCTGGCAATATCGTGGTGGCTTGGCCAGAAGCTGGCGAGATCAATCATCTCGTCGCTGAGGACCTGAATGTTTGGGTTCCAGATATTGGCGATCAGCCGCTGGCGGTAGCTCTGGCTGGGAATATTATCGGCACCACTGATAAGATCAATCCTTATATCGAAATTCATTCTCCGTCTGATCTTTTGTATCGAGCGTCGTCTGGTCTCGAAAAGGCAATGGCTGATACTGACGGCCTGCGCCTTATGGCGACATATGCAGAGTTGATCATTGATCAGTGGGACCCTTACGCAATATCGAGCGAGAACCTTCCTTATTTGGCATTTGCTACAGGCGTCAATCTGTGGGAAGCAGATTGGAATGATGCTCAGCGTCGTTGGTGGGTTGCTAATCAATGGAGGCTGATGGAGGAACGCGGAAGCCTGCTTGGTACTACTGACTATGTTGCTGCAGTCGGTCAGCAGGTTATGCGTGCAACTGTCCCTCCTGCCAAGTTCATTGCTGGCAAGAGCCTTACTGATGATGAACGTAAACAATACAATTCGCGTTTTGCGCAGCTGCGGCTCTATCCGTATGTCGCACGAATTCAGCTGCCTTGGCTTTGTTACTGTTCGAATTTCCGGGTTGGCTTAGAGCAGAAACGTCGTTACACAAACAATGGCTGTTTCCTAGGTCCGCTCTGGAAAATGTATCCGACAAGCGCGGATGCCGGTGGGCGCTATACGCGCACTGCAACGATTTGGGATCGTGGAGTGGAAACTCCGATCACTGTGCGCACTGTTAGTGAAGTAGCCATTGGTGGTGTTACTACCACTTGGGATGAGGTTATTGTTCCTGCTAAGATCGCGAACCACTATTATGCTAGCCAGAAGGGCAAATGGCCGTTACCGAAGGGCCATCCCATTCGGTGGAATAAGTATGGTATCTTTTTAGGCATTATGGAAGAAACTGCAAAGCGGATCATCAAAATTCCGCGCAATGGCGAATTGGATGCTGCTACCGCGAAAATGATCTATCAGACTATTGTCCCTGACAATACCTACATCAGTGTTTATCCTGAGCACGTATCGACGCCACATCCGATTAGTGCGCGTCGGCTCTATGCTGGTGCCCCTTATAAGCGTCCGAAGCAATTCTTGTTCAATAAGTTCTTGCCGACGAATGGAGCATTTCAATATCTTTACGAGGTCTGGTACATTTTTGATCCTTCTAGGGTGCCGGACTATCGGAGAGCAAGTGTTTATATGAACCATGCTCGCTTTGGCATCCACAAATACACCGCTGAGATAAAAATTAAAATACTGATCCAGTGGCGTAAATGGTATCTTTACAATGGAGGTTTCTTCCGAGGCCATCTGCATCCTCCTGACACCCGAGAAATTGAAAAGTGTCGCCGTGCTGTTACTGCGTCGATGGCTGTTAGAGATACTGTTGGCATCGACACTGTAGTGAAGCGCCGCATTAATACAAACGACAGTCTGCCGTGTGACGGGACGTTCACGGTTGGTCAATACATCGACGCATAGAAGGGACGCCAACATGGGTGAGAAAGCAGTCATTTTTCGCGACAATCAAGAAGTTCAGGCAATGGACTTCAACAACATGCAAGATTGGCTGGGGGCGTCTCTCGATGATGTTGTGTTCGATGCCATCGAGCCAAATACGAGCTATGCTGGTTTCACCCTGTCAAAGACAGCGCCGACTGTTGTGAGTGCAACGCCTGGGCGGCTCTATTCGAAGGGCCAGGTCTATGCGCGCGAAGACAATGTAGTAATTGATCTATTCAATGTGCTGCCGATAACACAGCGCAAACAAATTGCAATTGTCGCTTGGGGCACCACGATCCAAGAAGATATTCAGCCGCGTGACTTTATCATTGATGCCGATACCGGGCAGGCTCAGCCGCAAGCTGTCGCGATGCAGTCCACTCGTTATTGCAACGTCGATATGGTCCCTGGCGTGGAGGCTGCCTCGCCTCAATACCCGACGATCGATGCAACCGATTTGTTGATTGGGTATGTGCTGTGCGATCCGACTGGCATTCTCTCTTTCCAGCAGATGTCAAGCAATCAGATCGATAGCGTATCTGATTTGAACCGAAGGCTGACATCGATCGAAGGATGGGCAGGGACCGTCGCAAATCAGATCGCCGCACTGAACACGGCTCTTGCTGCGCTTGCCGCTCAGCTTTCCAATTACGTCCTGATCACAGATTTCCAAACCCTGGTCAATCTCGTCAACGAAATCTGGCGCCTCATCCATCTCCCCCAGAGCTATGTATGGTACGGCACGGACAATTTCGTTGATACCTCGCAGAGCTTCGTTAGCGGCAATGTCGATGGCCAGTATAACGCAAACATCAGCGAAGGGCTACGCTTCCCCGGCACCAACGCTACAGGAGCAACGGTTGTTACTCAGCAGCTTCAATTGCTCAATGCGCAAGACCCAAACGCGTTGATCGCGGCGGATGGCTTTATGCTTCCTAGGCCATCTGGAGCGCGCATGCGGCTGGACTGCTCATTCCCTGGTCTCGCTTGGATTGAGGAACGGTTGCTGCAATATCCGGCCTATGCGTTTGCAGTTCGACACCTTTATCCTTCGCGGCATAGGCATCGTTGCGGTCCGCATTTCTTGCCGTCACCTCCAGCGTTGGTTTGGTGGTATGAGGCGACGCTCGATCCGACTTTCCACTTGCTGTCATATCTTGCGGAGGTTTGGGAAATCAGAGAATGGGCGCTCATCGCTCAGCACACAGAGGACAACTGCGATTGGCCCCAGCACAAATTTGAACGCTATAAGTATTTCTGGCACGACTGTGTTGACGTTCCCTATTGGTCGAAGGTTTATGATAACTTCAACCATCAGGGCCAGCACATCTGCCAAACTGTTCTTAATCAGCAGGACGGCTGGCTGTCCGGTATTACTGTGTTCATGATGCAGCCAGTCTATGTGCCGCTGAACCTCATCGTTGCCGGTACAACCGAACAAGGCGTCCCTGATCACACCAACCAGACGGTTCGTCGCGTTGTGCTGACTGGGGATAATGTCAAGGCATGTTATGATACGCCAATTCAAATTGGCGATATTGGTATCACTCCTGGTGGCCTGACGTTCTGGTTTCCTGGCGTTACCACCAAGACGCTGCCGATCCCATGGGGCGGTCCGATCCAGTTCTTCTATCCGGGCTGGTGGGCACAAGTCATTCCTGTGTATGTCTATCCGCTTCGCATAAATTTCCCGCCAGTATTCTTGCAGGGCGGCAAACGCTATGGTCTGCATTTTATTGGCGTTGATGATCACAGGTTCTGTATCAGTGATCAATGGGCATGCGTTAGCGTTCACCAAGGTCTCTATTGGATCGCAGGAGCTAATGGCCTATACGTTTGGCCGTCTGCGACTACGCCCAAGAGCCTGCGCTTTGTCATGCACTATTGTGTGTGGGGCCAATGGGACCCAAGCTCTACGTCAAGCACCGGTGGCGGCGTGCAGATGGAACTCGCGATGCAGCCGCTACAGCTGCCTGGCGGCATCGGTGGTGTTGATATCATCGCTGATTCAATCATCCCAGCGGCAACGGACCTTTCATATCAGGTCCAAATCAATGGGCAATGGCAGCCGTTCACCGAGGACCCAAATACCCCGGACCTTTCGAGCAACCCTGCGCTGCTGCCATTCAAATTGGTATTCAACGGCACGACTGATCTGATGCCGGCAATCTCATGCCCAAAGAGCCAGGTCCAGTTGTACGGCGCTCCGCAGAACGCCTTCCACCACATCTCGCTTCCGATCACTGTTGGTTCGAATGTTTCTCACATCAAGGTGATCGCGAAGCTTATCAACTTTGATGGCTCGCGTCATACATGTACCTGTGCGATCCACATCGACACCACCAAATATAATTTCGATACGGTGAACGATGACATCGCCACTGATGGCTCGATCAACAGGACGTGGGTGTTCAATCAGAGCATGGTCTCAGGCAAATCGTTCTATGTCGAGACTGATGGCACCAACAGCGGTGTGGGCGATCGCTTCGTTGTCTCGCAAGAAATCCGGTATGCTTCAACGTAAAGGGAGGTGCCTGTGTCAAATGGTGAAGCTACATACTATGACATCGTTCCAAACTCGTCATTCTATACTGCGAACACGCAGTTCATGCCGAGCCGAAAATACACCGTGTCAGCAGCGGTGTACAACTCAACCTTGGACGATGCTACAACGTTCGCTTCGCATTGTGAAACTGCGAAGCCGCGCTATGTCACTCCCTGAAAGGTAGAGCGCTATGACTGGCGAGGTGATCGCATACAAAGACCTCCGGGTTGCTCCGGAGGGGGAGGTAATGGATTATACCTTCTACAATAAGCGCTTCCTTGAGATCGCCTCTTCTATTAATGAAGTCGCGTTGCGACAGGATGGTTACGACGCGACATCCCAAAACTTGATCTCGTTGGGCCTGCAACGTATCAATGATACCCTTGGTCCATTCCTCACTTCGCTTCAACAAGCTTCGCAGCTTGGCTTCTTGGTCTGCGAGGCCACTGGCCTTCCGGTCACTTTATATGTCGGACAGGATATTCAATTCACTGTCAATAGCGCTGGCAAAGGAGTATTCACCCCGACCCCTTGGTTGCTCGCTGTTGATGAGAACGACTATACCAATTGGGGCATTCTTTCGCTTACTGCGTATAGTCCAACGACAGGAGTGCTCGCTGGTAACTGTATCTTCACGACGCAGAATAAGACGAGTGCGCGCTGGTCGATCTCCTGTAACTCGGCGATGATCGCAGCTGAGACTGACATTTTAGCTCAGGCACAAGCCGCAGCAAACCAAGCCAATACTGACGCGAAGAATGTCAATACACTGATTACTCAGGTCACTCAGCTTATTCAAATTGTTCAATCAGGTCCTGTGATATCCGTCGCTGGTCGCAATGGTAATGTCGTTCTTGGCATCGCTGATATTACAGGATTGACCGATCAGCTGTTGCAATTGGCGACAATCACTTCGTTGAACTCTGGGTTGGCAACTAAGCAGCCTGTCTCGGCGATCCTTAGTGCTCTGGCCAACTCTGGTGGTGGGGCAGATAAGTTTCCATATTTCACCGGCGCGGCAACAATGCTGCTCACGGCTATTACTGCCTGGGCAAGGGCACTGCTCAATTCGCCTGATGCACCGTCAGCCCGCATATACCTCGGCCTAGGCGATAGCTCTACGCATCCTGCATCCGATTTCACTACACCTGCTCAAGTCCAAAATCAAATTGTCTCATTGGTCCCACAGCAATGGATTTATGGGCAACAGATACTTGGGGTGATGAATAATCAGTCCGGGACCGCTTATGAGTTCACAGGACCAGATAATGGTAAGACAATTATATTCAGCAATGCTGCTGCGATCACCGCGAATTTGCGGAACGATGCCGGTGTCGGCTGGAACGCTCTGGTGTGCCAAGGCGGTGCTGGCGTGGTGACGATCGCGGCTGAAGCTGGAGCTACGTTGCGCAATCGCCAGAACCAATTCAAGACTGCTGGTCAGAACGCGATGGTTTCAATCCTGTGCATTTCAAATACCACAGGAACCAATGCTGTCTATATCCTAGGTGGCGATACTGCACCATGACGATCATTGCTCCAGCTATGCGAGGCTTTATAGGAGCACGGTCGAAGCCAATCCTTGTGTTCAGCACAATCGCTCCGGTTGCTCCTTCAACTACAGGCATTTCCGGTGTTACAAATTCCATTACTGTTCCTTGCACTGTTTCACTAACGGCTCCAGCTTGGGCTGAGTATGTTTCGGGCGGAAGCAATGCCGGATTTTCAACCACTGCTACTGTAGGTCGCGGTCAGGCAGCGGTTAAAGGTCTCAACATCACGAATGGAATGGCGCTCTGGGGACAGTGCGACGCTCCAACTACACATAGCTCTCTCGTAACAGTTACGGTGCGCGTGCTTACTGCGCAGAATGGAACGCTTCTCGGCACTTATCAATTCAGCTTCTCGACAAACTGAGGCGAGATCATGTCAGGGTTCACATTCATCACATCAAAGCTCAGCATCGAAGGCGTAGCGAGCATCGAGGTATCGCCAATTCAGCCTGACCCTGCTTCAACATATTATGTTCGGCTTGTCCAGTTCTATGCTGAGACTGCTGCTGACAATCCAAATCGCCGGCCAATCCTTGAGATCACGTGCTATGGCGGCGATCAAACCTTGGCAAATCCAACACCGCTGGAAATTGCAATCCCTGGCGGCATCGAGTTTTAGTTTCCAACAACAGGAGAAATGACATGACAACCGGTGGCGCACCAGTATTTGGTCTGCAATTCATCCAGGTTGACGATCAGCCCCAACCCGTAGTCGGCGCAAACCTTGATGTCATTGGCATCATCGGTCCGTCAGCGTCTGCTGATCCGGAGATTTTTCCAGAAAACACCCCAGTCCTCGTTTTCTCGAACGATCTCCAGTTGCTGTCGCACCTCGGACCTGACGGTTATATCCCAGACGCTATCAACGGGATCAACGCGCAACTCGCAGACTTTGAAATTGCGGCGCAAATTGTGATCGTGCGGACGCCATATGGCCAAAGCATGGTCAGCAATGCGATGCGGCTCCAGCAGACCATCGCGAACATTATGGGCAATAGCGTCCTTGGGACTGGCCTCTATGCCTTCCTGAAGGCGCCGAACACGCTCTACTGCACGCCGCGCATCGTCATCGCGCCGGGCTACACTGGCCAGATGGCCAATTCGCTCGATACCCTGCACATCGCAAACCCTGGTGTTGGATATATTCCTGGCCAGCGTTATGATCTTCAGTTCGCTCTCGGCAATGGGGAACAGAACCTGACAACGGCGGTTCTTCCGCAAGCGCATGCGGTGGCCGATAACAAAGGCCATATCGGTGATAATGAATTGTTCATCGATACGTGGGGTGCGTGGTTCACAGTGGCGCCGGATGCGACACTACCTCCGCCGGATGGCGAAGCAGCGCCGGCGACGCCTGCGGTTGGGCAAATCATTTTCAATGCGCAGCCAGGTGTTGGATCGAGCATTACGATTTCAAGCCGCGCTGTTACCTTTATTTCGAATGGAGCTACCGCAGGCGCACATGAAGTCAATCTTGGGGTCAATCTCAGCGAGACTGTTGACAATCTCGTTGCATATCTCATGGGGCCTGAGGCCCAAGCCGATCCCAACCTCAGCCTGTGTACCTATCAGAAGATCGTGTCGTCTTATATCACGATGATGATTACATCGAAGGCGACTGCGCAAGCTGCCAACAGCATCACGATTTCTTCGACGGTCGTGGGTGCGACATATCCGCCCACCCTCAGCGGCGGAGCGGATGCTGAGGTATCGACCCAGGCAACGGTCGCTACCACGATGGCGCTTGGTGCTAATCCGGTCTGCGCGAATATGACCGGTGTGCTCGATACCTTGATTGGTCACGGCATCGTGGAGAGCGCTGGGACCAGCACCATCGAAGATGAGAATTGGCGCACCACGCTTAACTCACAGCGATTGATCGGTCTGTCGGGTGGCGTGAAAATCCAGGACCCATATTCTGGCGATATCGTCGTGATGCCGTTGGCAGGGCGAATGGCCGGTGCGCTGGTGGCGGAAGATTTCCGCACTGGGTATCCGTTCCACTCGTGCGCTAACCGGGCGATCCAGGGTATCGTTGGGCCGGCGCGTTCCATTGCGTTCTCTCTTACGGATGGCGCGACCGAAGGGCAGATGCTTCTCGGTGCTAATCTCGGCATCGTGGTGCGTGGCCTCATCGGGGTAGAGAGCGCGATCAGCAGCGGTGGCTTCATTCTTATCGCGACTGACAATATGGGAGACGACGAGCTCTGGCGCATGTACAACGTCAAGCGTGGACGCGACTACATCCATCTGTCGCTGATGCCGGCGCTGCGCACTTACCTTGGCCGCACCAACATCGATCGCCAGACGGTGACCAATGTCGAGGAAACCATCGCGCTGTTCCTCGGCCAACTCACCGCACTTCAGCAAATCCTTGGGTACAAGGTTACGTTCCAAGGCTCGCTCAACTCTGCGAGTGAGATCAGGTTGGGGCATCTCACCGTAAGCTTCGCGGCAGAAGAGCCTCCGGTGCTGAAGCGTATCACCACCATGTCAGCGCGTTACAAGCCGGCGATCGATGCGATGGTTGCGCAGCTTGCAGAGCAATTGGTGTTCAGCGGTTAAGTCAGTCACACATAGAAACCCACAGACCAAAAGCGCATAATACGGAGAACGCAAATGACCGATACACTGTTGACGCTGGAGAAGGCCAATATGTTCTGCGGCCGTGAGCCCAGCGACGTGAACAATGGGCTTTACCTTGAGCTGACTGAGGTAAAGCTCCCGGCAATGAACGAACAATATGTTGACCATCGCGCCGGCGGTGTTCCCATCGCGATCGAAGTGGACACAATGTTCGCGAAGCTTGAAAGCACGTTCCAGTTGATTGGCTGGAACCTTCAGGTGGCGGAGCTTGTCGCCAGCTGGATCGCAGAACAGAATGTCTTCTGGGTCTATGGCCTGTTGCGGGACCGCATGACCGCGGAAGCGGTGCGCGTGTCAGCGAAGATGCGAGGAAGGCTCGGCCTCGCTGATCCGCAGAACTGGAACAGGTCGAGCGCTCAGCACTGGAACTATGGCATCAAAGGTATCATCGCATACCAATTGATCGTTGGCTCCAGCACGATTTATGATTGGTCGTTCTTCGACAACCGCTTCATCGTCGGTCAGTTCGATCGTAACGCTGAGGTCAATACCATCCTCAACATCCCGGTTGCTGCCGCGGCTCCTATCCCTGGCGCTCCGGTCACCACGCTAGGGTAACGAGTTATGCCGCTTGATATTCTTCGGCGCACTGGCGGCTGGTGCGTCGAATTGATAGTGCCGATCAAACAGGGTGATCGGACTATCGAACAAGTTGAAATCAAGCCGCCTTCAATCAAGACCTTGACGCGCTGGCAGCGCGGACAGATACCTTCGACGATGGCATTGTTGTCGGAGCTTTGCGGAATATCTGAAGCACTTCTGGTTAACATCACCTATCCTGACGCGGATCGCGTCTTGTTGGCATTGTTCAATATAGTGCCGCAAGCGATCAAGAGTGACTTTACTGAAGGCCAAAGGCCGCTGGCTTCTATGGATGAAGAAGAACCAGTGCCAGAGCCTGGGGCGCGGCCACTTGCTGAAGATGATCCGCGCTTCCCGCAGCATGATGGCCCGGTGGTTCCGCTTAGTCCTCCGCCACCGCCCAATATGCCTCCACAACCGATACCTCCGCAAGAAGGCATCGGGATTAAAATGGATGCACCTGACGTCATGAGGCGGGTGTCTTAATGGCTGATGATGATTTCAATACTCGGATAACTGCATCTGACGAAACAAAGTCAGCATTTGACTCTGTTGTCCGAAATGCGAAGGATTTTTATCAGGGTATCAAAGAAGGCATCACTTCTGAGATTGAGCTCATTAAGAAGCAAAAGGAAGAAGCGCAAAAGCTAGCCATTACAGTATCTGGTAAGAACCCTGATCAAGTTACTGGTGCGTTCGTATCGGCGAGCGGGACTGTTGATAATTTTGGTAAAGGATTGACTAAGGCACTATCAGTAGGTGCTGTCACTGCATTTGCTACACATGTGACGAAGGAGTTTGCGAGCGTACAGGATGCTCAGAACCGGTTGTTGGCGACAGGCAAATTAACTCAGGAGCAGGTAGAGAAGCTTCGCAAAGAGTTTGAACTGCTTGGCCCGTCTGTCGGGAAAAACGTCAAGCAGCTAATGGCCGATTATGAGAATTTGCTTTTAACGAATGATAAGTTAGCTGCCAATTTTCCACAGATGCAGCAGTTTGTTGCCCTTACAAATGCGAGCTTCGATAGCACGCTAGCGATGCTTAACACCGCGGTCGCCGGTGGGCTCAAGCCTCAGGACATTCCGTCCTATCTCGATAAGCTCGGCACCGGGTATCAGGGACTGAGCGACAATGCTACCAAGGCAGTCACGATGGCCTCGATTGGTCTGCGTGATCTTGGTATCACTGGCCCGCTAGTCCAGCAGCAAATCGGTACGGCCATTGCCGGTCTGACCCCAATTACTACCAACAGCATGGTTGCTGCGGAGGGGATGGTAAAGGTTCTTGAGCAGGTCGCCTCTGGTCATGGCGGCGCCAATATGCAGAATATGATCGGTCAATTGCGTGAAGGTAAGATATCACTTATTCAATTTTTCGATATTATGCTGGATCGTTCTAATCCTGCGTCACATGCATTTCAGCAAATTCTTGAGAACGATCCTGTAACGCGGAAGTGGGTTTTGGATTGGCGGGAAGGTCGCAAGTCGATTGAAGAATATGATACATCGACCAAGAAGCTTGCCGCGAGTGAGATTTTTAAGCCAGGCACCACCGAGGCAATCAATAGACTGAGTGGCGCTATATCATCATTTGGTCGAGCAGCAGGCGAAGCTGCGCAGGCTGAGAAGGCTCTCAATACGATCGCGTCTGGTATCAATAGTGTGACTGATGCCATTGAGCGGTTCAATAAGTTTGGGTTTGAAAATCCGATCTTAAGAGGGATGGCGGGCGGACCGCGCGGCGATAGCTCGCTGTTTCCGTCATGGATGGGCGGTGGCGGCGGTGCGGGAAGCGGTGCGCCTCCTGGTCCGGGACCTAGCGGGAGCGGCCCTGGCGGCAGCGCTCCGTCATCGTCCGGTGGTGGCGGTGGCGGCGGAACGCGCGGTGGCGGTGGTAGCTCGATGCGCCCGGTCTATTTCTCTGGTGGTGGCGGCGCTCCCGGTCCCGGCATGACCTATGGCCAGCGCGGCGACGCGTTGGGGCTTAGCTCTCCGCCATCGACCAATATTGAGGACCGTCGAAATCAAGCTCCATATACTGGTCCATCCGGTCCCGGTGGTGGCGCGCAATATTTTACAGGATCAGGTGGAAGCGAAGCAACTGCATCTGTAGCCGCCCAGCGCGCGAACGATGCAGACGTTCACCAGATGGCATCACGCCAGGAACGCACAGCAGCTTTCACTCCTGGCGCTGGTGAAGGAGCCTGGTCGCCTTACGCTATGATACCACCAGGCGGTGGTGATGGCGGCGGCGGCGGCGGTGGAGGTGGTTGGGGACCAGGCACTGGACATGGCGGTGCCGGCTACGGTTATGGTGGAGGCTTTCGTCCTGGTATTGGTGCACCAGGAAATAGAGTTGGTGGCCGTGGTGGCCGTCGTTCAGGGCCAGGAGGTTCTGGACGCAGTAGTGGTCTAAGTGGGCCTGGTGGTAGTCTCGACACTCCGCCATCTTCGCGCACGGCTCCTTGGCCTACAGGTCCAGGTGTCTCTGGCGGTACTATGATGAAAACGCCATGGGGCATGACGCCAACTGGACAAGGGCCACATACTACTGCGCCAGCCACAGCAGCAGGTGGAACTGTTTCTGGTGATGCTAGAACAAGCGGTGGCGGGGCGATCTATGACAAGCTGCTCGCTGGATTTCAAGCGTCAGGTATTGTTGGTAAGGTGCCGAAGGATGGCGCAAGATTTGGTATCAAAACAGGATCAGCAGAGGAATATGCGAAGTTTGGAACTTCAGTGGCTAATGAAGAATCAGGCTTCAATCCTAAAGTAGATGGACCAGCGTCTGACCCTGGCGGGTCGCATGGCGTTTTCCAATATGCACATGGCCAAGTGCCTGGCGGTAACGCATACAACATCGATGCGTCCGTTTCAGCGTTTGTCAGAGATACAAAGAACGCAACCGATGGAGGGCAAATTAAAGGGAGCGTGCTGGCGAGACGGTTTGCCACCATCGGTAATCATCCAGAAAGAGCTATCAGAAGTTTAGATATGGCGGGGAAAATTGCGGCAGGCTCAGGTTTGAGAACTATTGCCGATGCGGGTACTGGTGCTCCTGGCGGCGCACGAGTAGGCACGCTGCCGTGGCCAGGTGAAGGAGGGGCTGCCACAGCAGCTGCTAGCGGTGGAGCTATTCCAGAAGGATCGAGGCTAGCGCCAAGCGGTCAAGCTCCTTCTGCGTTTATTCTTCATCATACGAGTGATCGTCATTCTCCGCAACAAACTGTAGATATTTGGCGTCATGAACGTCCTGGGGTAGGTTCTCAATATATAATGGATCGTGAAGGAAACATCCATGATACTAGAGCTGAATTTGGCTATGGTGGTACTGGACATATGCTTCCTGATCGACCATTAGCAAGGCAGTTAGGTTTATCAAATCGTAATACTGTTGGTATGGAAATTACTGCTAAGGATAATAAAGACATCACAGATGCTCAAGTTGCTGCCGCACAAAGGTTCATTCAGGAGCGTTATCCGAATACTCCAGTTTATGGTCATGGGGAATTACAGACAAATCGTGAGCGTGATGAAGCGATGCGTGCAGTGAGTGCGGTCCGTGCGCAACGTGCTGCAGGAACAAAAGTTGCAGGACCTTCTCCGCGATCTGATAGTGGTCCTGCTAAGAAGCTAGAGGATACATCAGCTGCTCCTCATATGGATGTTGATACGCCATGGGGTAAGGGTGGTGGGGGTAAGGATGAAGGTGAAAAGAAATCTGGGACTAAGGAAGATACGGCTGGCGAAGAGAATGCCCGTCGCATCAGGCAGGAGATGTCAAAGCCTATTAAGACAAAGATGGAAATAGGTCATCCGCAGGGACATACTCCTGAGCGTGTCGATCGCCACAATACGCGTATCCATCAGCAGTCAGAGAACCGTCGCCAGCGTCATGCGTCATACGCTAATATCGGACACGCATAATGCCTACAATCAATACTCGCATAACTGCATCTAATGAAACGAAGGAGACATTCGAGCTCATCCAAAAGACAACTGAGAAGTTTTTTGAAGGGGCACGCGAAGGCTGGAAGAAGCAAATTGAGCGGACCAAGGAGCAAAAAGAAACAACTCACATATTTTCCAAGGCTGTGTCAGGTGATAGGCCTGATAACATTGTCGGCGCTTTCACTCTAGCTTCTGCGGCGTCGAGTGCCTTCGGAGCAGGAATGCTCAATGTGTTTGGCGGAGCCGCCGCGGGCGCCGCTGCATTCGCGACCAAGGCTATTCAGGAGTTTGCTAGCGTTGAGGACGGGATCAATCGTCTATTAGCGACTGGCAAGGTTACTCACGAAGAGATCGAACATCTTAAGAAAGATTGGGAAGGTCTCGGACCTGTTGTCGATAAGAACATTAAGCAATTGATGGCAGATTATAATGCCCTTCTTTTGACCAATGATAAGCTCGCTGGTAATTTTGCCCAGATGGAACAGTTCCAGAAAGTGACTGGAGCTTCGTTTTCTAGCATATTGACGATGGCCAATACTGCGGCGATCGGTGGTGTCAAGCCTTCTGAGATGCCGGCATATCTCGATAAGGCTGCTACTGCGTTTGCTAAACTAGGCGAAAATGGTGTCAGAGAGAGCGCTAGGGTATCGACCGCATATCGTGAATTGGGCATCACAGGCTCTGCTGTTCAGAACCAAATCAATATTGATATTGCTGCCTTAGCTAAGTTTATGGGAGGTGCTGAGCAGGCTGGTAACGCGCTCATCAAAGTGATTGAGCAAGCGGCCGGCGGCAAAGGTGACTCAAAGATGCAGGGGATGATCAAGAACCTGCGCGATGGAACGATGTCACTAAATGAATTTTTTGATATGATGCTTAAGCGGAATGATCCGTCCAATAAATGGTTCCAAGATATATTGATGAATGATCCGGCCACTAGGAAGCTGGTATTGGCTTGGAAAGATGCACATCCGGATGTCGAGCGGATTACCGCATCAACTTCGAAGATTGCGGATAGTCCGATCCTTAAGGAGAGCACGACCACATCGATCAATCGGTTGTCTGGAGCGCTCGAAAGGTTCTCAGAGGTTTCTGGTAGCCTTATGAAGGCTGCTAAGTTGTTCAATTATTTGGCTGATAGCATTAACAGAATGTCCGAAGCGATGGAGCGTTTCGGTAAGACTGGAAATCCGCGTGATGCGCTCGATGCTACGGGAGGATTGTACCATGCGCTGCCTGGTGGCGCATTCATTGATATGCTTATTGCTCCGAGTGAAAGCGCTAATAAAGGAGTGGTCCCTGGCGGTCCCGGCGCGCGCAGCAACAAGAAGCCAACCCCAAGCTGGTTCCAAGGTGGTAAGCCTGAAGGCGGGGTGGGCAAGCCGGTGTTCTTCTCCGGTTCTGGCGGAGCGGAAGATGCACAGGGCATGAATGAAAGTGATATCCATGAAATGATCATGGAAGAAGAACGCAGCGCAGCGTTTACTCCGGGCGCCGGCGAATGGCCCTGGTCGCAGTATGCGATGGTACCACCTAGCATGGGCGGGGCGGGTGGCGGAGGCAGTGGTGGTGGAGGCGGTGGGAGCGGTGGAAGTGATACGTCTGGCGGCGGATCAGATAGCAGTGCTCCAGCTGCTTCATCGAGCGCTCCAGCTGCTTCATCGAGCGCTCCATCGTCCAGCGCTACGCCATCGTCAGCTACTTCTAGCACCACCCCAGCTGCTGCCTCTGACGCTAGTGCGCCTAGCAATGTATCAGCTACGGCAAACAGTGATTCATCTGGGGCGAGTTATGAAGACAATATGCAATGGCTTCGTGACCGTGGTGGCCACGACGCGCGCGATAGTAATGAGCCTGGTGGGCTTAACCCTGAGATGGCAGCGCGGCTGCGTGCGTCCGGCGAAGCTTACGAAAAGCAGACAGGCAAGAAAGCCAATTATGGAGAGATGTTCCGTGACCGGGCGCGACAGGCTGTTTACTATGACAGGTACAAGCGCGGGACAGGTGGGCTTGCAGCGC